AACGCCAAGCGGGACTTCTGGCGCAACAAGACCGTGGACGCCCGCACGGTCGAAGGGACGGACAAGGCGGTCTATGAGCAGATCATCCTCGAATACGGGCCTGACAGCGTTCAGGCGCATGTTGAGGTCTACGGTGAGTTTCCCTCGGCTGGAGATGACCAGTTCATCCCGATCCATCTCGTCGACGACGCCATGGAGCGACCCCGCCATAAGGACGCCTCGGCTCCAGTGGTCCTCGGCGTGGACCCGGCACGCTTCGGTGCCGACGCTACAGTTATTGCGGTACGGCAAGGCCGGGACATCGTGGCAATCAAGCGCTACCGCGGTGACGACACCATGGAGGTAGTCGGCCGCGTCATCGAGGCGATGGAGGAGTTCCAGCCGACGATGGTGGTGATTGATGAGGGCGGGCTGGGCGCAGGGGTCGTGGACCGGCTCAAGGAGCAGCGGTACAAGGTCAAGGGGGTGAACTTTGGGACCAAGAGCAGCAAGCCGGTCATGTACGGCAACAAGCGGGCCGAGATGTGGGGAGCCATGCGGGAATGGCTGAAGACCGCGTCGATCCCACCCGACCGGGTGCTGAAGACGGACCTGATCTCGCCGCTGATGAAGCCGGACAGCAAGGGCACGATCTTCCTCGAAGGCAAGAAGGAGATGAAAGCCCGTGGGCTCGCAAGCCCCGACGCCGCGGACGCGATAGCCGTTACATTCGCGTTCCCCGTGGCCTCCAGAGGCGAGCGCGTTGACAGGACGCCGCGCAAGGCTTATGGTCAGGCCAGCATTTCAACCTCTTGGCTAGGATCATAGCAATGGGCAATACCAAACCGATTGGCGTAGCGTACAGCGATCAGGACATTTCCGGCGCCGACCTCATCAGCGGCGTTGACATCTACGCCACCGACGAGATCGGCTACACCGCCGCCGCGCAGGGCACGGTCACGCAGTTGACCAGCAAGTCCACGGGCGTGACGCTGAACAAGTCGGCTGGCCAGATTACGATGAACAACGCAACGATCCCGGCCAATGACGTCGTGGCGTTTACGCTGACCAACAGCTTGATTAGCACCCGAGACACCCTGATCGTCAACATCGGCGCAGGCGCAACGACGCCGGGGCAGTATACTGCCTACGTCACCAGCTTGGCATCCGGCTCCGCAATCATCGCCGTGCGTAATCTTGTGGGCTCTACCTCGCCCAGCGATGCGTTGGTGCTGAACTTCTCCGTCATCCACTGCCTGTAACATGGCCCGCAAGAGCGTCTCTCTGGCTGTAGGCCGTGGCGAGAAGCTGCCCGTCAGCAAGGGCGCTGGGCTGACGGCCAAGGGACGTGCCAAGTACAACAAGGCGACGGGCAGCAAGCTGAAGCCGCCCGCTCCGACCCCCAAGACGGCTGCGGACAAGGGCCGGAAGGCCTCGTTTTGTGCCCGGATGGGCGGCGTAGTCGCCAAGTCAAAGAACGCAGAACGGGCGAAAGCCTCAATGAGACGGTGGAAGTGCTGAAATGGCCAAGAAACCCGGACTTTACGCTGCAATTCACGCCAAACGCGCCCGCATTGCCGCCGGATCAGGCGAAAAGATGCGAAAAGTTGGCTCCAAGGGCGCTCCGACGGCCGCCGACTTCAAGAAATCAGCCAAAACCGCGCAGCGGTCGCTGTCCAGCTACGGCGGACTGCCCGGCATGAAGCGCGTCAAGGGCTCCAGAAAGGACAAGTGACATGCCGCTGGTCAAGTCAGCCTCCAAGGGCGCGTTCCGCAAGAATATCAAGACCGAAATGGATGCGGGCAAACCCGCAAAGCAGTCTGTAGCCATCGCTTACGCGATGAAGCGCAAGGCGCAGGGCAAAAAGGGCAAATAAGATGGCTAAACGTAGCGTTGCGTATAAATCAGACCGCGGTCAAATCCCCAACACCGCCGACTACAAAGGCGACTTTCAGGGAAGTACGCAGCCAAAGAGCAAATTGTCGGGCGGTTTTGGCCCCTTCGGCATAAAGTACAACAAGCCGATTGGGCCTGTAAAGCCCGTTGGCCTGCGCATGGACGAGTACAGCAGGCAGCAGTTGGCCAAGCTTAAGCAGCAAGCCGCGCCCGTGCCCAAAGCCAAACCCAAGCCCGCGCAGGTTGTCCGCACGACCGTTTCTGAGCGCATTACGCCTGTCAAAGCCGCAGCGCCCGCCCGCATGGCGGTCAACCGCGCAACGGGCAACACAACGGGTTTTACCACTGGCAAGACGACTGGCTCGACCGTGACCAAGTCCGGTACGGCCTATAAGACGCCTGAAACGGCGTATCAGCGTCAACAGCGCATATCGCAGGAAAAGAGCGGCGTGGCTGGTCCCTCTCGCAGCACGGGCGGCGCAAGCAGCGCAAGCCGTTCGACCGGCGGCGCAAGCCGCTCGACCGGCGGCACACGTGCATCAAACCCGTCGCGCGGCGACGTGGGTGCCGGACGCAGAGGCGGCGGGCGGTAAATGGCTGACGATGGTCTGAAGGGCGCGGCTAAGGTCGCCAACGGCGGTACGGACAAGAGCGACATGCTTGCGACCATGCGGTCGCGCTTTACCATGGCCATTTCTGCCTTGGGCGAAAGCCGCGAGGACGAACTGGACGACCTGCGCTTCATGGCGGGCTCGCCCGACAACCAGTGGCAGTGGCCAGCCGACGTGCTGGCGACCCGCGGCTCCGTGCAAGGTCAGACGATCAACGCGCGCCCCTGCCTGACCATCAACAAGCTGCCGCAGCACGTCCGGCAGGTCACCAACCAGCAACGGCAGAACAGGCCCAGCGGCAAGGTGATCCCGGCTGACGACAACGCCGACGTGGCAGTGGCCGAGGTCTTCGACGGCATCATCCGGCACATTGAGTATATGTCGGACGCCGACGTGGCCTACGATACCGCCTGCGACAACCAGGTGACCTACGGCGAGGGCTACATCCGCATCCTGACCGAGTACGCCCGCGAGGACAGCTTCGACCAGGATCTGCGCATCGGCCGCATCCGCAACTCGTTCAGCGTCTACATGGACCCGACGATCCAAGACCCGTGCGGGTCCGACGCCAAGTGGTGCTTCATCACGGAAGACCTGCTCAAGGAAGAGTTTGAGCGGATGTTTCCCGACGCCGCACCCATCACGTCCATCATGGCGCAGGGCATTGGCGACCAGTCACTAAGCCAATGGATCAGTCAGAACACCGTCCGCATCGCGGAATACTTCTACATTGACCACCAGAAGGCTAAGCTGAACCTGTACCCCGGCAACGTGACGGCCTTCAACGGGACGGTGCAGGATGGGCAGCTCAAGGCCATGTTTGGCCAGCCGGTGCGCACCCGCACCGTTGACCGCCGCAAGGTCATGTGGGTCAAGACCAACGGCTACGAGGTGCTGGACGAGCGCGAGTGGATCGGCAAGTACATCCCGGTCGTGCGGGTCGTCGGCAACGAGTTTGAGGTAGACGGACGGCTGTTCGTGTCGGGCCTTGTGCGCAACGCCAAGGACGCGCAGCGCATGTACAACTACTGGACCAGCCAAGAGGCCGAGATGCTGGCCTTGGCGCCCAAGGCCCCCTTCATTGGCTACGGCGGCCAGTTTGAAGGCTACGAGATGCAGTGGAAGACGGCCAACACGACCAACTGGCCGTACCTCGAAGTGAACCCGGATGTGACCGACGGCGCGGGAAATATCCTGCCCCTTCCGCAGCGTTCTCAGCCGCCAATGGCGCAGACGGGTCTCATCCAGGCCAAGATGGGCGCCGCGGAGGACATCAAGTCTACGACCGGCCAGTACAACGCCAGCCTCGGCCAGCAGGGCAACGAACGCTCTGGCAAGGCCATCATGGCCCGCGTGCAGGAAGGCGACACGGGCACCTACCACTACGTTGACAACCTCGGCCGCGCCATCCGCCACATCACCCGCCAGCTTGTGGACATGATCCCCAAGATCTACGACACCGAGCGCATCGCGCGCATCATCGGCGTTGACGGTGAGGTCGGCATGGCTAAGATCAACCCGCAGCAGCCCGAGCCGGTCAAGCCAATCATGGACGCTGCTGGCAACGTCATCGAGAAGATCTACAACCCGACGGTCGGCACCTACGACGTCGTCATCACCACTGGCCCGAGCTACTTGACCAAGCGCCAAGAGGCCGTCGAGGCCATGGCCAACATCCTTCAGACCAGCCCGCAGTTGTGGCAGGTGGCGGGCGACCTGTTCATCAAGAACATGGACTGGCCGGGCGCGCAGGAGATGGCGGCCCGCTTCAAGAAGATCATTGATCCGAAGGTGCTGGCACAGGACGACAAGTCGCCGGAACTCCAGTCTGCCGAGCAGATGATTGAGGCACTGACCCAGCAGCTCAACCAGACCATGGGCCTGATTGAGAACATCCAGAACTCCATGGAAGCGCAGGAGATGCAGATCAAGGCGTATGACGCCGAGACCAAGCGCATCAGCGCTGTGCAGCAGGCCATGACGCCTGACCAGATACAGGACATCGTCATGGGCACCATTGCGGCGGCCATTGAGACGGGCGACATCTCGAACGGTCGTCCCTTGACGGCTGAAACAGAAGGCCCGCGCGGGTCCGTCGGTATGCCAGAACTGCCCGCAGGAACAAACGGGCCTGTAGGGCCAATCGGAGATATGAACGCATGAGCAGTTGCGACAAGTTTCTAGGTATGCTGTTCCTTGCGCGCGACGTGACGCACTCGGCGCACCTTAACACGCGGTCCTATGCCAAGCATCAGGCACTCGGCGGGTTCTACGACGAGATTATCGACTTGGCCGACAAGTTCGCGGAGATGTACCAGGGCAAGTACGGCCTGATCGGGCCGGTCATGCTCATGTCAGCCGACAAGTCGAACAACGTGCTGGAGTTTCTGGAGCGTCAGGCAACAGAAATCGAAGACGTGCGGTATAAGGTCGTAGACAAGGACTGCACGCCGCTTCAGAACGTCATCGACGAGATCGTCGGGTTGTACTATACAACCATTTATAAGCTCAAGTTTCTCGCATAAGGACGCGCACCATGGGTTTGAAGACCACCACGCAGTGTCTGGGTTACCAGCAGATCGTCGGCTTGTCTGCATCAACGGCACTGACCGTTCCAGTTGGGGCCAATTTGGCGCTGATTGTGGCTGATACGCAAGCTGTTCGCTGGCGCGACGACGGCACGGCGCCAACCGCCTCGGTCGGGATGCCGCTGGCCACGGGCGTGTCGCTGTCCTACGACGGCGACCTCAAGGCTATCCGATTTATCGAGCAGCTTGCTTCTGCAACACTCAACGTGTCGTATTACGCATGATCCGCTCTCCTGCTGGCTTCGACGGCGAAATCCGTATCAAACGGTACAT